GGGAGGCACTGTTTCGTTCCAGTTAGGCTTTGGCTTCTTGCGCATGGCCTGCTGGATTTCCTCGGTGCAGCGGCGGCATGCGGTGCGGATGGCGTTTTCATTTGCTGGCGTTATGCGGCCTCCCGGCGGGCGAGAAGTTTCGCCCCGAAAGCCATCAGCTCGTCCCGGTCCACAGTTGCGAAGTGGCAGTGTGTACGCGGATACGGTCGCCAGATGATGAGCATACTGCCTTTGTTATTTCCCGAGACCGGCTTACCGGTGACCGGGTTGATAAAAGCCAGCCGCCCGGCGGTGATAAAGCGAACTTCGCTGGCGGTCTGGATAGCCTCCTTAAACCAGCCAACCGATGTGTCTGCCGGAACCAGCATGACCGTGCCGATCTGATTGTTGCTCTCGGCGGCAGCCTTCTTCACAAACGGCGTGATGTCGCTGTATGGCGGGTTCAGCCAGACGTAGCCTGGCACATTCAGGTAATCAGCCCACGGCGTTTCCAGCGTGTTCTGCTCGGAGGTGATGAACTTCCGGCACAGTGCGTTATGCGGAGCCGCGGCGGCATCCAACTGGAAGCAGAACTCAGCATCAAGAGAAGCGAAGAGGGCTGGTGGAGTACGCCAGAGGTCGCGCTGATCTGCTGGAGTATGGCTTCCTCCATATCCAGTGCGGATCGAAACTTGGCTTTCTTCTTCCTCGGGCTCCTCTACCTCTGGCTCTGGGTTATCATCCACTTCACACGTCAGGGCTTCGCAGCTTTCAGTGCATGAATTAGGGTCATATCCGCCGCCTCCTTTTATTGTTGCTGCAATATCTTCGCGTGAACTGTCAGAGAACATTGCGATCACGCTCTCCAGAGAATTGTTGCCGCGATACATGATTTTGTTTTCTTGCTGGCGTCGTTCCACAACCCTTACTGACGGGTCGGTAATAAGATTCCAGAAGTCAGCGGCGAGCTCAGGCTCGTCGCGTGCGGCGAGGGCGACCTTGTTTATCCCTTTTTTGATACAGAAAACACAGTTACCCAGGTGTTCTGGAATGCCTAGGTCAAATGGCTGATCCTTCCACCAGTCGAGAATGTCCTGCTTTTCGAAATCGCTTACATCTGCCAGATAACTAACGCCTTCTCGAGGCTTTAGCCTGCGCTGCTCGTCAACCCGAATACCAATCCATGTGTGATACTGGCCGAATGTTTCCCGGCAATATCTTTCGAAAACTTCCATTTTCATGGTCCGGGTGCAGAACGCGCCGTGGACGTATGGGGTGCCGTACTTTTCGCAGACATCTTTCCATGGCTGAAGATCAGGGCCGATATCATCAAGCGGTACCACCGAGTAACTGTTTGCCTTACCCAGTTCAGGGTTAACCTTTACACGGAGGCAGATCAGGTTAATCGACCATTCGCGCGCCAGCTTCTTGATGAACTCGTAGGTCCCTCTGTGCTCTGCCCCTGTGTCCATGTAGACATAGTGAACCTCTTCGCCAGACAGTCTCCTTTGCTCCATTAAATGGACGAGATAGGCCGAGGTTCTGCCGCCAGAGAAACTGACAACTTGAGGTATGCTCATGCCGCCTCCTGCCTTTCCCGATATTCCTCAGCGAGCCGCTGCGCCTTTAATGGATTGCTGACCACTTCACCCCATGGCATTAGCCAGCCGTTACCAATGAAGGGAAGGCACAGCGTGCCAACACTGATGTCGTCGTGAGCGTGAGTCATAGGATGGACTCCATTTCGTCGATGTACAGGCCCTGAGCAATCAGGCGGCTACGGCGGGCGGCACGTTCAATGCACTCCTGCCGTCTGCCTTCCTGCGATTGCTCTATGGCGCGTCGGGTGAACAGCCGCGATTTACCTTGCGGCGTTACAACCTTCGGTTTCGTCACGAGGCTAAATGTCCGGTCACAGATGCCGTCCTCATTGAGCCATTTCTCCGATTCAACTATCTTCGCTATCTGCCCGGAGCCGCGGGTAATGCCATTGGCCACCCGGTTAAACTCGATGAGAGTTACGCCGAATTTCTCAGCGATTTCTCTGCCGGTTACTGGACGTCCGCGCGTCTGAATCATCCAGATAACGCGCTCACGGAGGCCGGAGAATTGCCCGGTTCGCCCGGGCCTGCGGTAGAAGGGTGTACGTTTCATGACGGCACCTACTTAATAATGAGTGAAGGTTTGCCGAGTTTTATTTGCGCACCAGGTACATCCACGCCAGCTTCGATTTGGTGTTTGATAGCCAATTTGTCTGGCTTGATGCTCGTCTCGTATTCGACGAATTCAGGAGGAAGCGCGCTGGCATCCGTAATTTCAACGGACTTAGACGGCGCGCGAACCGTTACCTGATGAATGCCTGCCTTCAGTGATTTCTTTCCCGCTGTTTCGAGGGAGGTAGCCACATAATCTTTCATGCTCGACACTCGGTTTTCTGCGGCTTTTGCGCGCTCTGCAAGACGCTTGCTTTCTTCTTTCAGCGCCTCGGCATAAGCAGATTCGTTTTTGCAAACAGCAAGAATCTGCTCGACCTTTGCTTCCAGTTCCCACTCAATGCCATCAAGGGTGTCGGCTATCATTTCAGGCTCCATGCCTGAATCAGTCAGCTTTGCGAAATCATTGGCGATCTGGTAAAGAGCTGTCATTGCGTAACCTCTTCGAATTTTGCTTTGCACTTGGCGTAGACGGCCTGCACCTCTTGTTGAAGCTGCATTCCGACCGTCATTTTGTAAGCTGCCTGGAAGTGGGTTTTGAGAGCATGCATATTTTTCGCCTGCTTCATGTCCTCACATAGTGACTGGATGGTGTTGGTAAGTTCCTGTTTTGCGTTTTCTTCTGACTGGATGATTTCGCTTTCTGGGGTGTATGGCATAACTGGCTCGGTGTATATGCCTTCGCTTTCGTTGAGCACATCGACGGCATTATCCAGACGGTCAGCACGCGGCCAGTATTTATAGGCTCTTTTGACGATCGTCTTCCTTGCCATCTCAGACCAGAAGTTGACCCATGGGCCTTTTGGTGATGTTCCCGCTTTGCTCACTTTCCTGATTTCTTCTATCTCAGCGAGACTCATCTCTTCAGTCAGATAGTCGCCATCAGCGGTTTTAACTGTGCAGTAGCCACCGATAACGGCGCCGCGAGCGTCAGGCGTGGCAAACGGGTTGTATTTATGAGCTGGCGCCTTATCGAGACCTAGTGTCTCGTAGTCGTCGCTTGCATGAACTAGCTTGCACTGACCCCACTTGATGACGCCAACTGACTGGGCGATGTGAAGAAGGCCCATATAGCTGATATCGAGGCAGACCATACCGTCGCGCGGAACCAGATAAGCCAGTTTGCTTGCAGGGTTCAGGCTAATGCCGACAGCTGCAACGTTGATAATCGCGTTCTGGGCGCTGGTGGGGTTGGCAATCGCCGTTTCTGCCAATTTTTGATTACGCTGGAATAACTGGATAGCGAACTGGCATTCCTTTGCCCACGTCAGAGACTGGTCGGTAAGGGCACCGACAAACAGCGGCTCCTGCTCCTTAACGAACTGAATCAGATCGAAGCTCATAATCACTCCTTAAAACGGGCAGGGCGCTTGGCGCTGCCATTCTTCTTCGGCGCGGGCATGCGCGCAGGCCGATATGTATTTGTTGTATGCCTCTTCGGCCCTTTCTCCGATAAGCGCAAACTGGGCTTCCTGGGGCAGGAACAAGCTGCTCATTTCCAGAGGTTTCGCAGGGAACATGGCGATCAGTTCTTTAGCCCGGTCGTCGATCCACTTCTCTTTCTCGTCGTCGAGTTGCTGTTCAACCCAGCGCCGATCTTCGATTCGGTCGTAAGTGAGGTATGTGTTCATGACTGAACTCCTGAAATTTGGATGTGCAGATCCCGCCCGCAGAAAGCCAGGCCGATCGGTTGAACAGGGTGGTTGGTATCAGTGAACCATTGGCTCGCCGCGCTCATTCAGCAGCACAACGACGGAATCACTTTTGATGATGGTTTTTTCGAAGATGTTGAAGGCGTACAGGCCTTTCTCAACGTTCGCAGAGGCGCGATAAGTTTTGCCGTGGTGTTGCAGCATTGTGCCCGGTAAAACCTCGCTACGTGGCACTGATGCGGTGCCGTAGTGCATTCCAATCATACCTTCACCTCTACCTGTACCAGGAGGCCAGCCATATGCATCTGCCAGCGGTTAAGCGTCAGCTTTTCACGCGGTGCCGATACGGACGTCAGCTGCCACTCGTTATCGTTGAGCTTTTTGGCGGTGTACTTCTTTCCGTTATGGGTGACTGTCATGATGCCTCCCGCTTTTCTTTGATGTCGGCGCGGAGGTGAATCTCTTTCCCATCAGCTGTCGGGAATATCAGGATGTCATCGCGAACCGCGAGAAGATGGGCCACTGCAAATAGCGCCTCGTCTGTGACATCAAATTTCTCACCGGTGAACTCGCGAACACCGGGCGCCAATTTGCTCGGCTTTGAACGACCCGCGAAAATTCGCTTCGTCAGGCCTGTAAAACCTACTGTGATTGGGTTGCTCATAAATCCTCTTGGCCTTATCGCGGCGAACGGAACGGTTAATACAAGACTTCTGCGCATTTATTCAGTGTTTCATTGGGCGGTGGATGGCCGCCGGTTGTCATAAATGGGCAGACTCGAAAATCTGCCTATGTATGGCCGATAAAAAACCCGCCGGAGCGGGTTAATCTTCTTTTTCTCTTTCAACCGCGTCGGCTAATGACTGATCAACTTCAATGGTCTGCATGAAACATTCGTCATCAACGTCTTCGTATTGCTCCCTGAAGCTATCGGCGAGAGTGGAAACTGGATTCCATCTCATACCGCCAGCTGCATGCTCCGCGTCACCATCTGATCCACAATCCCAAGTGGAACCATCAGGTTCTCGCTCTAAAAAACCGACACACTCTGTCTTCTGTGGATTCCAGACCAGAACAACTTTTGCCATCGCTTTACCCTCTGTCGTTACCCGCTGATGCGGGAGAAATGCTTTGGTCGGTGTGGTGGACTGGCACTGAGTCGCCACTCTCACTTACTTCCTGACGCCCTGTTTTCTGTATTGGCAAACAACTATCTGCCCAGCCGGTTTTCAGGTCTTATCACACTGCTAGCGTTGCACCTCGCTTGAGGACACCGCCACCACACCCCAAAGCACTTCGCCACAACGAAAAGAGCACTACCGCGTTTTGCCATTCCATCCTGGCTTTTGGTACTGCAATGGCTGCGAGATTATTTTTTGCATGCCAGCGCTCTTTTCGTTGTGAGCCGTCTCTCCGGCTGTCACCCTTGGCGTTTCATCCAGTTGCAGGCCGTAGCCACTTACCAGACGGACGCCACTCGAACTTCGTGTTGCGGGTTACACCTGTACTACGCGTCGAGTCCGCGCCCCGCAGTTAGCCTCTCATGCGGGGAAAGCTGTGTTTTTGGCAGTAGGTTGCCAGCCAGGCAGCTAAGATTTGTTCATTAAGCGCCAACTCCCTGCCAGTGTTGCCCGTTCTCACGCCGTTCTCGCTCTCGCGCGGGGATACTCTCTCACCGACCGGATCGCACCCGGTGATACAGCACTTTTTCGTGTGGGGGTCTTAACAGGTCATTGACGCTGTAAATCTGCATGTTGTTAAAAAGCAGGCGACTTGCTGTCCGCCGCTGGCTAACTTCGCTCAGCTGTCGATGTTTCGTTTCGATGAACTAACAATAGCTAAAGCGATTATTTGAGTCAATCGCCAAAACGATATTTATCATCGATAAAGCTATAATTGCATGATTGTTAAAGCGATTTTTATTGAAATTTATTTACGTGGTATGCTGATTTTTTTTGGAGGGGGATACGCATGGACCATAAAGAATGGGTTGATAAGCTCCGCTGGCTAAGCCCAGAGCAGATCGTTCAGGTTCACTTTGGACTTCAGGAGGATATCAAGAAATATTACAAGCTGAGGGGAGAGGGCGATAACCTCGCAAGGGCCGAGCATTTATGCGAACAAATGATTGCGCTATCTGAATTGGCGTTTCCGGCTTTGCGTCATGCTCATGACAAAAGGGTGGAAGAGTACGAATCGTTAACTGGAAATAAGTATCCCAGTGAATTTTATCCTCCGTCACATTATGGGTACTCTCAGTTGTCAGTCATCCTGAAAAAAAGAAAGGAGTTTCAGCGTATAGAGGATATACGTGAAAAGTTGATTAAAGAGGGTTGGAGATGCTAGCCCGGGAGCCGGGCTATGCGAAGCGCTTATAGTCGATGGACTGTCTGAGCAACACCTTCGCCATCACGTAGAACGCGTCCTCATCCTCAGGTTCGACGTACCATTTTTCGTAAATCGGGTTATCGGATATTACTGCCAGGCGGTCACGCTGCATCTGAAGACGCTTAACATGGAGGGTTTTTCCGAAGACAAAGACATACACCCCGTCACCATCAAAATGCGTAACGCCGGTATCAACGAAGATCTGATCACCAGGCGAAATAGTCCCATCCATACTGTCGCCATTCACGGTAATGACTTTAACGTGCGTAGCTGGCCGGTTGCCAAATAAAGCGCGCGCCTGTTCAGTTGTGTATTCGATGGCCCGGATAGTTTCAATGAAATCGCTGGTTACCAGTGTGCCTGGCCCAGCACTGGCTTTAACGTCGAGTACATCCACGCGATAAATCTCATTCAGTGACGGCTTAACCTGGTATAGCGCAGTTGGCTCTCTGGCGCCACCGGCAGCCATTTCCCCCTCACCAGTAGAAAGCCATTCAGGGCGAACACCAAGTACAGAGGCAATCTCAACGGTTTTTCGAGAGCCTTTAGCATTCTTTAGTAACTTATTTACGCTGGACTGAGCCATGTCGACCTCTTTAGCTAATCGACCCTGTGTATATCCAGCGTTTTCCATTGCCTGCGCTAAGCGCTCCGAGAATCCCATATTCACCTCTGTTAATGACTCCTTTAACTCTATCGCTCAAGCGATTATTTAGCAAAAAATCGCCTATGCGATTGACATTCGCTAAAGTGATAACCATAATCGCTTTAAACTGATAGCTGAGGTGATTATGAAGACCCCAACAGTAGAGAAGAACTCCGCAGTAGAGAAAGCGATCGCCATCGCTGGCAGCCAGAAAGAACTGGCAAAACGTTGCGGCAAAGCTCAGTCCACTATCTGCGACTGGCTTAACGGAAAGAAACGCATCTCCCCAGTTCACGTTCCTGAGCTGGTGAAAGCGGTTGGTGGTGAAATCCAGGCTCATGAATTCCGCCCGGATCTGCCGTCCATCTTTCCACACCCTGACAACCATGCCGCTTAACGGCGGCCTTAACAACGAAAGGGAAAGCAATGCATTCACTTGCGTATCAACAAGGTAACAAATTTTCGCCAACTGCGATGATTTACCAGAATCGCCGGGAACCTGATTCCAGGGCGTTAAACATCGATGGGATTCGTGCAGCTGTTCGCGCCTGGGCAGCTGATTGCCGCAGCCGTGAATTTGTCGCGGCGCTGATTGTTGAAGAGTGGCGGGCAACCGGCGGCACCGGTCTGGATATCCCGACTGACTCGCACCGCCAGATGCAGAAGGTATTCCGCTGGATTGATGGCGACACCGAATACGCCGCCAACAACATTCGCCAGCTGGCCCCGGCAATCATGGCCGTCCTGCCGCTGGAGTACCGCCATCGACTTCTCCCAGAGGACAGCTTCATGTCCCGCTTAGCACGACTTGAGAAGGAAACGAGTGAGGCGAAAGTGGCCGTTGCGATGAACGCCCCGCGTCACCAGAAGCTCAAGGAACTCAGTGAGGGGATCGTAGAGATGTTCCGTGTCGACCCGGACCTGACCGCGCCGCTGATGGCCATGGTCACTTCAATGCTGGGGGGTATGTGAGAACTACAGAAATGGCGAAAGCCGGTCTGCGCGAACAGAACCGACTTTCTGGTGCAAAAACGACAGTAGTTGCAGGAGGAATAATGGCAAAAAATCCACGCTATTACCATACCGCTGTACATAAAAACATAACCCGCGACCTCTTCATCCGCTCGGTTAATCCGATTGTGGCAGAGAAGATGCGCGCCATCCTGGAAGAACTGAAACGTAAGGAGAGTGGCCGTGGGTAACCTCGCAAAAGTAATACCTTTCAGACCGTCTGTAACGGTCGTGGAGCGTCAGGTGGCAGATATCGATGATGGGTATACCCGCATCGCTAACGAGCTGCTGGAAGCGGTTATGGCTGCTGATTTAACGGCTCGCCAGCTGAAGGTCGTTCTGGCGGTGATCCGCAAAACTTACGGGTTCGGGAAAAAGTTTGACCGCATTACCAATACCCAGATTGCAGCAATGACCGGCATTCACCATACGCATGTCTGCAAGGCCAAGAACGAGATGATTGCAATGAACATCATCGTTACCAACGGCCTGGCGATCGGGGTGAATAAGGTGATTTCTGACTGGAATTTTAGCATTAGCCAAAATGGCAAATCATTAGCCGAAACAGCTAATGAAACATTAGCCAAGTCAGCTAATACCCATAAGCCAACTCAGCTAAACACAAAAGAAACTATTCAAAAGAAAGAAAGAAAAGATCCCCCTAAATCCCCCCAGGGGGAAAACTCACTCGCTCAGGAAGTGATGGATTACTTCAACGAGCTAACCGGTAGTCGTTGTGCTGCGCTGGCACCTTTTGAGAAAGCTCTCTCCACGGTGAAGAGCAAAGACCAGTGCTACACAGCTGAAGAGCTGAAACTCGTTATCCGCTGGGCCCATGTGAACTGGGGTCACAGCTTCAAGCCAGAAAACCTGTGCCGTATGACCCGCTTTGATGGATACCTGTCAGACGCCCTGATATGGGCGGATGGTCAGGGAAGCAATCCGGCAGCCTGTCCGCACGAAGAGATCATCAAGCTCTGGAATGAAAAATTCCCTTCGAAGGCCGTTTCACTGCATGAGTGGAACCGCCGCCGTCCGGCCTATCGAGACCTGGAAGCTGTGTGGAACGGCAAAACCACCCAGGGCAACTGGCGAGAACTGAAGCACATGGGAATGGCCTTCGAGCTGATTAGCAAGTCTTCCCTGTTCGGCACCAGAGGCGATCAGCCATGGCTGACTCTCGACTGGATACTGAATCCGAAGAACTGGGGATCTGTCTACGAGCAGGCCATCAACGAGCACCGTGAGCGCAAGGGAGTCAAAGCATGAGCCGTTTTATTGATTTATACGTTGAGCAGGCCGTCATTGGCGGAATAATGCTTGCAGCAGGTCGCGCAGATGGCGCCGACATGGCTACCGATGCGATTGAGGGCCTGACTGAGGACCACTTCACAGCAACGCCCCATAAAGTGGCTCTGCGGTCCTATAAGCGACTCAACGAATCCGGTTCGAAGATAGACCTGCTTACGCTGACCAGCGATCTTGAGCAGCTCGGGGTGCTTGAGAGTGCGGGTGGTTTCGCTTACCTGGCTGAATGCAGCAAAAACACTCCGTCTTTCGCCAACCTTGCAGCCTACTGCGAAAAGCTTCGTGAAATGTACCTTGGTCGCCGTATGACCATGGCGTTACAGGTTGGGATCCAGAAGCTGTCCGAACCAACGACCGAGGGTATTGCTGACATCATTGGCAACATTCAGGCCGACATCTCTGGAATTGAGCACAGCGCTGACTACGGAACTGAACACATCACCACTGGCATCGACATGTCGCTGGAAACAATCCAGGCGATCATCAATGGCGACATCTGGAAATATAAAACAGAGCTCGGCATGTCGACCATCGATAGCGCTTTCGGAGGATTCAACAATACGGATTTTATCGTCGTTGGCGGGCGCCCTGGCATGGGGAAAACCATGTTTAGCACCACAGTGACAGAAACCGTAGGCCTGAAAAACAAAAAGCCGGTGCTGTTCTTCAGTCTCGAGATGCCAGTGGAACAAATCTCTGAGCGAGTCGCTTTCCACCGGGCGCGGGTAAGCAAAGAAGACCTGCTGAGCAAGGTTAGCGGAAAAATGGACGAGGCATGGGGAAAGGTTAGTCACTGCATGAAGGAGTTCATCGACTCTCCGATCTACATCAATGACAAGCCATCCCTGAGCGTTCACCAGGTGCGTGCGGAAGCGCGGCGTATGAGTAAGAAGTTGGGCGGACTGGGCGTGGTAATCGTCGATTATCTCCAGAAGATGCGGATGTCAGACCCGGAGAACATGAACCGCAGCGTAGGGGAGATCGCCACTGGCCTGAAGAACCTGGCGAAAGAATTGCGTTGCCCGGTCATCGCTCTGGCCCAGTTGAACCGAAACCTGGAGCAGCGCGCTAATAAGCGTCCCGTTGCGGCAGACCTGCGAGAGTCTGGCGTTATTGAGCAGGAGGCAGATGTGATCTTCATGGTTTACCGGGATGAGAAGTACAACGAAAACACCGAACTGAAAGGCATTACCGAAATCATCTGTGTGAAGTCCCGCCATGCGCCGGGGGCAGAAAAGACCTACCACTTCAGCAGCCGCTACTCCGGCCTGGACCCGGTAGATTTCACCTACAGCGGCCAGATGCAACAGGAGGCTGACTATGAGTGCTAAGACGATGAAAGGCAAACAGGCAATTCTGCGTTATCTCGAAACGCACCGGACCTTTACCGCGAAGGATGTGGCCACAGAGTGCGGCATGACCATCAACTGCATCACGAAGAACGCTATCGATCTGGAGCGGGCCCGGAAGATTGTCCGGATTAGCAAGGTCTGGCGAACGGTGACTTATCGCCTGGCGACGCAGGAAGAGCAGGACGGTACCGCGCGCAGCTGCACCAATGGAATATTTCAGGAGTGCCGCAACAGCGCGGCTATGAAGCGAGTATTGATGGTTTGGGGGAGGGTATGGGTATGAGCGAATGGAGTGATTATCGCTTGATGGTTAGGACCATGGCGAAGGGTAACGGTGTAACGCTCATCAGCATCGCCAGGCACTGCGGCGTATCGAACAGGAAACTTAATCAGATTCTCCAGGCGGGGCCATCCAAAGAACAGGAAGAACTCATAGCCGAAGCTCTGGGGTGCGCAGGGTGTGACCTTGCGGAAATCCACAGGCAAATGGGCGAGTTATCAGACAAGTACGGGAGGGCAGGGGTATGAAAATTTACATCGCAGGACCAATGACGGGTTACGAAAATTACAACCGTCCGATGTTTAACGCAGTAGCACAGCAGATGTTATCAGGTGGTCATGTGGCATTAAATCCGGCCACGCTCCCGGATGGTTTATCTCAGCGTGAGTATATGGACATCTGCCTGGCGATGCTTCGCTGCGCCGACGCCATTCACATGCTGCATGGGTGGCAAGAGTCGGAAGGTGCTGTCGCTGAGCATGCCATGGCTAAAAAGCTGGGAATTAAAATTTCTTACCAATTTGAAGGAGCCGCCCAATGAGCAACATCGACAAACAGGCGCTGCGTTGGAAAGCAGAGAAAGCGACGCAGGGAGAGTGGTGGTCAGACTCGTGCGGTAATGAAGGAGCATATGGTTCGGGCGAAGACTGCGTGGAAGGTTTCACATCTTATGCTGTCTACGACGAAAATAATCAAATCCTGCTGGATACACTCAACTCTACGTCGGCATGCATTCAGGAAGAATACGACGGGGAATGCCATATTGCCTGGGATGAAGTTGGGCAGCGCAATACTGAGTTCATCGCCGCAGCTAACCCAAAAACCGTGCTGGCGCTGCTGGATGATCTGGAAGCCGCAGAAAATATAACCGTCGAAATGCCAACCTTCGACGGCTATGTGCCAGACGTTGCGCGGGAACTTCAAGCAGCATTCCGTATTGCCTGCGTTGACGCTGGTATCAAAATCGCCGCCAGCAGCCCTAAAGGAGAGTGAGGATGAAACAGGGTGACATTATCGAGAGCATCCACACCGGAAACAGATTCATCATCGAATACATCTCTAACGATGGTAAAAGTTTTGTGCTGGTCTATCAAAACGATGCAGTTCAGCCGTCTCGGAGCTATTCGGACCATGATATCAGACGCAGTTTCAGGAAGGTGAACCTATGAGCGAACTAACCAAAGAATGGCTTTCGCAGAAAATCGCAGCAATGGAAGCTGCCCGCAATGAAATCCCGTTCGGCCTGGACGAAGACGACAGCAACACGCTGGCTGCTCTGCGTATCGCGCTGGCATCGCTCGAAGCGGAGCCTGTTGAAGTCACCTTTGCTATGGCGATGGATTTTCATCATGCCCTCAACGATGGCGGTATAGGTAACGATGATATCGAAGACATCATGATTGGACTTCGGGCAGCATTCGCTAATATCACCGCCCCATCAGCGCCGGTATCTGTGCCTGATGCGATGGATGACCAGGGAGGTGTTTGCTGCGAGGTTTCGTACGCGGATGGATGGAACGCCTGCCGCGCCGCCATGCTTCAGGGTGCCGAAAACGCCGAGTCGCCAACCACTATGCAGACCGCGCCAGAACTGGATTATTCACCAAAAAACGCCGAGTCGCCCACCGGCATAAATCAGGGTAAATCCGAACCTGTAACGACGGCTTACAAGTTGCCAGAAGGGTGGGTGGCGGTTCCGGTTGAGCCGACAGAAGACATGATCGTCAATGGGTTAGAATCAGAGCCTAATGAGAGCTTTAGTGACGAGAAGGTATGGGAAGCGTACGACGCTATGAGTGGGTGCCAGCAGGCGGCGCACCGCGCGAAGCTGTGCTGGGCGGCGATGATTTCGGCAGCACCAAAGCCAGATGTACGGTAATGCCTATCAATAATCACGTCGTGTGTGAGAAATTCCTTTAAACAATATTATGCTATTGAAATAAAACGATTATTTTGTAAATTGGCTTTCCCTCCGGATTTGAATTGGTACCATCATAGTGCAGTTAAATTCAAACCGGAGGGTGTTATGGTCTGTCCTGAATGTGGTTCAACCGCTATCGGAAAAGAGGTTACTCGCAGAGGGTGGAGTGGCGACTATGTTTGCCATCAATGCGGATGCAACAATGCAAAAGACGCATTTGAAAGTGAGAATAAATCGAAGGAGAAAGCGCCAACATTGAAGTTAAAAAAGAAAGCTTCACCCATTTGATTTTGTAAAATCATCCAGCCATAATCATGTCATCGGAGCCTGAACAACTCCGGTGACTTCTGCGCATTTAAGGGGACTTAAATGCGACCACAATCTGAACTCCTCACCTTGCCACAGATGCAGAAATGCACCTGCGATTTTCTGCATTCTGCGTTACCTCTCGGAGGTGGCGCATGAAGCAGAACTTTTGCATCGTTAACGACACTGTTAAACACAACCTCATTGAATACATTCGAAATCTTCCGGTAAATCCTCGCGCGCCGATGGTTGTCGAGATCAGGGAAGAGACACGCACAGACAAACAGAACCGTCTGATGTGGCCGCTTCTGAAAGATCTCTCTGTCCAAGTCGTCTGGCACGGAGAAAGGCTTGAACCGAAGGAATGGAAGGACTTGATCACTGTTCTGGTTAGCCAGATACAGGACCCGGAGAGCGAGCAGAAATCCGCGCCGGGCATCAACGGCGGCCGCGTTTATTTCGGCGTCCGCACATCCAAATCCAGCAAGCGCTACATGGTCGACGTGATCGAGGCGATTTACTGGTTCGGCACCGACCGCGGTGTGAGGTTCTCCGAAGCATCCAGTAAGCGCATCGCCTGGGCGCAAGAGTGGAGGACTTCCCATGGGTAATCCTCTCGCACGCGTCATCACAAACGAAATCTTCCGCGTTCCGACTCGCCGTCAGCGCAAGCCAGCGGTTAAGCCGTCCGACATCCCGACCCTGAAGGACTACACCGCCCGTCTGGTCGATAAGAAATGGCTGCGTCTAGCGGCTCGGAGGAATCATGCGTAAACCATCCCGCCGTAAGTGCAAAGTATGCGGTGAATACTTCGTGCCGAAATTCCACGACATCCGGATCCGCTGGTGCAGCCCGGAGCACGGCGCAATCCTCGCGATGGAAGAGCGCGAAAAGGAGAAGGTCAAGGCCGCGGCTAAGCGCATCAAAGAGCAGAAGGAAGCCGAGAAAGCAGGGCGCAAACGCCGCAAGGAGCGACTGGCAGAGCTACGGCCTGCCGGTTACTACAAGGCGCAGGCTCAGCAGGCATTCAACGCCTACATCCGCGCGCGTGATGCTGGTTTGCCATGCATCAGCTGCGGCGAGACCAATCCTCCCGATCTGCACGGCGGCCAGTGGGACTGTGGCCACTTCAAGACGGTCGGTGCTAACCCTGAGCTGCGATTTGAAGAACGCAACGCGCATAAGCAGTGCAAATCCTGCAATGCCGGGGCCGGCAAGTACACCGCCAAAGAGGCGACGGTCGCGCAGCAATACGAAGCTGGTTTGGTCGCACGTTACGGCCAGGAATACGTCGACTGGCTCAATGGTCCCCACGAAATGACCAACTACCGCCGTGAAGACTTCATCCGGATCCGGGATGAGTACCGCGCCAAGCTCAAAGCACTGAAACAGCGGGAGGCAGCATGAACTATACCGACTTCCTCCGGTACCAGGCAGAAAGCGTTAAGCGCGCCAGCATGCCGCCAGTAGCAAAGCACAACCAGACCAAAACAAACCAGCCACAGAAGGAAGCCGCATGAACAGTCAGCAACTGGAATACGTACGTCAGCAGCTCATTGTGGCGACCGCAGATCTGAGCGGTGCGACGAAAGGGCAGCTGGTAGCTTTCGCCGAGAACGCGCAGTTCACCGCGACGGCGCGCAGCCGGGGGCGTAAGAAAATCACCGACCCGGTCACCGGCCGAAAAGTTAACCCTGACGGCCCGGCGATGAGCGGCAGCCAGTCCCGCGCGAAGGGATCATCCATCGCGCTGGTGGGCCCGGTTGAGTTCGTGACCGCATCCTGGCGCCGCGCCGTGCTATCGCTGGAAGAGCATCAAAAAGCCTGGCTGCTGTGGAACTACAGCGAGAATATCCGGTTCGAGTACCAGGTGGCGATCACTCAGTGGGCGTGGGCAGAGTTCCGGGAGCAGCTCGGCGCGAAGAAGGTGGCTGGCAAGACGATGGAGCGCCTGAAGAAGCTTATCTGGCTGGCGGCGCAGGACGTTAAAGCGGAGCTGGCAGGGCGTGAGACGTACGAATATCAGGCGCTGGCAGAGCTGGCTGGCGTGGCGAAATCGACCTGGACGGAAACGTATCTGCCTCACTGGCTGGCAATGCGTAACAGCTTTAAGCGACTCGATAGCGGTGCGCTTATCTCAGTAACGCGATCGCGTTCACAACAAAAGACGACAAATTTAGATTTGAGAGGATATAAGTAATGGACCAAGAAACTCTTAAATCTATTCTTAAGTACGACGCCTTTTCTGGTTTGTTTTCATGGGCAGTGAAAAGGCAGAAGGTGGTTGTAGGAAGCGTTGCTGGAAGCAAAAATTCTCTTGGCTATGTGCAAATAAAAATTTCTGGGAAACTTTATCATGCTCATCGCCTTGCATGGCTCTACGTGTACGGATATATGCCAGAAAAAGAGATCGATCACATAAACAGAATAAGAGACGACAACAGGATTGCCAATCTTAGAGAAGCAACCAGCCAACTTAACTCTCTTAACACTGGTATCTATAAAAATAACACATCAGGTAGCAAGGGTATTTATTATAACAAAAGAGCAAAAAAGTGGCAGGCACAGATTCTCATCGATGGAAAACGGGAGTATTTAGGTCTCTATGATGATTTAAAAAGAGCCGATATAGCATTTAGACTTGCTAATCACTTCAGACTTGCAAAACCGAACTGAAACGCATATATTTCATGTAAATCTGATATCGTCGCCATAGCTTTGATTGTCGACACAAAGAATTCAAGCAAGCCCGAGGTTAACGCCTTGGGCTTTTTATTTGCCTGTAGCTCAGAGGAAAGAGCAACCGCCTTCTAAGCGGTTGGTCGCTGGTTCGAATCCAGCCAGGCGAGCCATCAGCAAAACAAGTCGTCATCGCGGCGGCTTTATCTTGCATCAGGTGCATAACTGAATTCGCGAATACGTTATGCCGTCCGCTCCACGAAACGGAGTGCACAACAGGAAAGAGCATTTGTAGGGTTCGACTCCCTGCCATGGGGTTGCGCCACATGATGCGAGTCATGAGTGCTCTGTCCGTTGTGGTGAATGTCCTGATGGCGTCGTAAAGCGATAGCCGTGAATGCCGGATAGCAGCGCCGGCCACCACAAACCAAACCCACTACCTGGGACCCTTCGGCCAGAGAGCCGACACTGCCTTACCCTCATCTTCCTGGCTTGTCGCCAGGTTTTTTATTCCAGGCCCCGGGAACCATCCTCGACATGCCTTCTTGTTAAATCGTCCCGAGGGCCTGAACCAACTACACACGGAATAAATATGTCTGAGACCTTCACTATCGTAGGCGTTGGTCTTACATCGTCATCAGTCGGTGTAACCTTTGCCACGCTGTTTCCGGAGGCGACTCCAGCAGTGATGCTCGGATCACTCGCCGGAACTGCGCTATACGTTCTGACCTCAGATCCCCATCAACTCTGGAAGCAGGCTATCTTTGCGCTGATATCGTTTATCAGTGGCGTGTTCTTCTCCGTTCCCATGGCGAAAATCATGGCCGGAATCATCAACACGCCGTTAAGCCTGATGAAGCCACCGGCCAGCATTGAGGTATCGCCAGCTGTCGGTGCAATTGTCACTGCTTCCATTTCCGTGGCAGTCCTGCTGCGTATTCTCCGCAAATCCAAAAGCGGGAAGATGCCGGGGCTGGGGGAGGAAGATAAATGACATGGCAGCTTCTTCTGATGGATGCAAACGCCATAGTTTGCCTGTTAATCATGGTCAGGCTGATGTTTTTCCGGAAAGAGGGAAAGCGTCATCGCCTTAGTGTCGCGGTGCTGGCCTACCTGGTCATCCTTGCCGCCGGATTCAACGCCTTCAACATTCTGCTCGGCCACTACGTACAGGTTAACCTCGGCGACCTGCTGCTGAACTCCGTCATCTGCATGGCGGTGTGGCTGGCGCGCGGGAACCTGGCGAAGGTCGTCATTACGGAATAGCCATGACCAAAGACGATATCTTTAACACCATTCTCGGCAAAGAGGGCGGTTATGTTGATCACCCGAATGATAAGGGCGGACCAACGAACTGGGGAATTACTCAGGCAACTGCCCGCGCGCATGGTTATACCGGGGATATGCGAAACCTTACACGTGAGCAGGCTCTGGCGATCCTTGAGTCTGATTACTGGTATGGCCCACGCTTTGATCAGGTGGCAGAAGTATCCCCTTCCATTGCCACCGAACTTTGCGATACCGGTGTGAACATGGGGCCATCAGTGCCGGTTAAATGGTTCCAGCGCTGGCTGAGCGTGTTCAACACTCAAGGCAAACTCTACCCAGACCTGATTACAGATGGGGTTATTGGCCCCCGAACTATCAGCGCATTGAAAAGCTATCTTGCTCGACGTGGAGATGAGGGAGAAATCGTATTGCTTCGCGCACTGAACTGTAGCCAGGGTCAGCGTTATCTTGAGCTGGCAGAACAGCGGCCGGCTAACGAGTCATTCGTTTATGGCTGGATGCGCGAGCGGGTGAGCCTATGATGACACTCAAATCTGTACTGGCGGCAATCGGAGTTGCGATCCTGATGGTGCTTGGTGCGTTTGGTGTGGGCCGTTTTCGCGGGCGTGAACAGGCTGAAGAAAAAGCAGGCCGGCAGCGCATAGAAGAAAAGGCCGCAGCCATTGAGTCAGTAGCCGAACGCCGTGTAGAAGCAACAAAAGAGGCCAGCAATGTACAGCAGAATGTTAACCGCATGCCTGATGACAATGTTGATCGCGAGCTGCGTGACACGTGGAAGCGTCCCGGTGGTGGTTGATACAGCCTGTGACTGGGTAAAGCCAATCTACCTGACTGATCACGACATTGATGTTCTTGACCGCCAGACGAAGCGCGACATCCTGGCGCATAACAAAGCGTGGCAGGCGAACTGCCAGAAAACAAAAGAATCGGGGGCAAAGTGATGAAAACCAACCAGTGCAGTGAAGGTTTCGACAACCCATCCAAGTTCCGCGAGGAATGGGATAAGCAGACCCAGGGGAAATAGAGCCTCATCCCTGAGGTTCTGACACAGTCTCTCCTCTGGACTTTAACCGTAGCAGAATCACAGAGCCTCGTATTAGCGGGGCTTTTTTGTATCCGCATTTCACCGCGCACCGCAGCGCATTCAAACCACGTCGAACCAAACCCTTTGAAATGAGCCTTTGAGGAAGTCAGTTAGTGCTGGCGAGCCTCGACGGGCTGATTTCCTATGCGGCAAAGGTTCATCTCAAAGAAAGGTACACGCTATGAATAATCCGTCAGTTATTCCGGCCTTCGACTTCCGCGAAATGGTTTTGCCATCCAACGGAAAGGTCATCACGACGTCCATGAAGATCGCCCGCTATTTCGGAAAGGCGCATAAAAACGTTCTTCGCACTATCAAGCGGCTGGAGTCAGATTGCTCCCCTGATTTTAACCGGCTCAATTTTGAGCCCGTTGAATACCTCGATAAGAAAGGCGAAATGCGCCTGATGTACAACATCACGAAAGATGGCTGGATGATGCTTGTAATGGGTTTCACCGGGAAGATGGCGACCGCGATTAAAGAGCAATACATCGCCGCCTTTAACTGGATGGCCGAGCAGCTAAACCGACGCATGGCCATGGGTGAAGAAATGCAGCACCGCTACGCCATCAAAGAAACGCGCTCAAAGCTGAAAGGCACGATCGGAAGCCGTTTGATGAACGAGCGGAAGAAAGAGAAGCGCGTTCTGGAGCTCGAGCATGAGCACATCATGCAGGTAACGCAGCCAGAATTGCTGATTGGCTGATCGACATTACAGAAGCTCTTCACTGAGGGGCTTCGATAATGATCTGTGTAACCCCGCAAGGATGGTGATCACATCTTGCTGACGGGTAAGCCGTAAGTGGCTAAGCACTTCTGAGAAGCAGGGCAACAGCTGCGACAAGGCAAAGAGGTAATCATGTCCGACATCTACCAAATCACGCTAACCACCCAAACAGGCGAAACCTTCACAGGCAAGATGTCACGACGTCAGCCTGAGTTGGTTAACGGCTTTGTACCGCTGGCGAACGAGACGGGCGAGTGGTTGTACTTTGCTCCAGCGGATGTGAAACGCGTGCAGTTCACGCCAGTGCAGGCAGAGCAGACCGAGCAGCCAGAAGAACAAGCAACGGAGTAACTCATGAGCAAAACAGTAACATTCACCTCAAAAGTATCTCTTCGTCCATACATGAAGCCGATCCTGGTGCTGTCAGCCTTACTTCGCTGGGACTGGTTGACTAACAAGTGCTTCAAAATCGAAACCGTTACCAGCGACACGGTGCAGCTTTAAGGCGGAGTAACCCATGGTTAACGATGACGAGCGCAGGCCATATCCGCCAGTTAACTTCATCACCTCCGACAACTGGCAGCCATACACCAGGCTAATACCTGCCAATGAAGTGCATGAGTGGGTAAGCCGCCAAATCCTCAGTGATACCGGAAGCATCCACAACCCTGACCATGAGCACCTGCTTGAAGCTAACCTCTGCTTTATGTGGGCGTCTGACTCTTTCGCGAAGAAAGGACGGTATGTCCTCGGTCAGGCCGAGCAGGTAATGCTGCGCGCCGGTGGTTGGCAGAAAGCCAGAATGGAACAGCAGATGCATGAATGGTTCGGGCGAATACCGAAGTTCATCATCACGCTGGCGGCTGATTACTGCTCACAATGCAGTGACCTAGAGTTCTGCGCACTGGTAGAGCATGAGCTTTACCACATCGCACAGGCCACGGATGATTTCGGCGCGCCGAAGTTCAACAAAGAGACCGGGCAGCCAGTGCTCACACTGCGCGGCCACGACGTCGAAGAATTCACAGGTGTCGTACGTCGATACGGTGCCAGCAAAGAAGTACAGGAGCTCGTTGATGCGGCCAATTCGCCAGCAGAAGTGGCTCACATCGATATAGCCAGGTCATGCGGGACGTGCATGTTGAAGCTGGCATAGACTTTATTAGGATTGTCATGGAGGTAACCGATGGCAGCATTATCGACAGAGGTTAAAGCCTTCATCGTTCAATCACTCGCCTGCTACGAGACCCCGGTAAAAGTCATTGAGCTTGTAAAGGCTGAATATGGCATCGATGTCTCACGGCAGCAGGTGTCGCAATATACGCCCGGCAATGCAATGGCGGCCAAGTTGAGCCAGAAGTGGATTGACCTGTTCAACGCTACCCGCAAACGATTCCAGAATGAGATCGGTGACATTCCGATCGCAAATAAAGCGTACCGGTTGCGCGTTCTCGACCGAATGGCGACCAATGCTGAAAAGATGAAGAACTACGGCATGACCTCGCAGCTTATCGAGCAGGCCGCCAAAGAAATGGGCGATGCCTACACCAATCGCCAGAAAGTCGAGCACACAAGCCCTGATGGCAGCATGACTCCGCAGCCGACAATCATCCAGCTACTACCTGTTGAGCCGAAAGCATGAGTAACGCCGTTCAACTGCCGATCCCCGCGAAGCTTGCGCCGCTGTTCACCGCCGTGAATAAACGTTACCGGTGCTCGCACGGTGGGCGTGGCAGCGCCAAGACGCGCACATTCGCCCTGATGACTGCCGTAAAGGCGTATCAGTCGATGATGAACGGTGAAAGCGGGGTGGTACTCTGCGCGCGTGAATTCATGAACTCGCTGGAAGAGTCGAGCATGCAGGAGGTGAAACAGGCGATCCTGTCTGTTCCCTGGCTGGCCGCCAACTTTGATATCGGCGAGAAGTACATCCGCACCATCGACAAGAGCGTTAACTACGTATTCTGCGGTCTGCGGCATAACCTCGACAGCATCAAGTCGAAAGCGCGCATTCTGCTGTGCTGGGTCGACGAGGCTGAATCAGTCAGCGAAATAGCCTGGCAGAAGCTGAGCCCAACAGTTCGTGAAGAAGGCTCAGAGATTTGGGTGACGTGGAACCCGGAGCGCGACGGTAGCGCCACTGATAAGCGTTTCCGCAAAGAGGCAGGCGACGACTGCATCACCGTTGAAATGAACTATACGGATAACCCGTGGTTTCCTGACGTGCTGGAAGGCGAGCGACAGAACGATCAGCGCCGCCTCGACCCGGCAACATACGCATGGGTGTGGGAGGGTGCTTACCTCGAAAACTCCGATAAGCAGGTGCTGGCCGGGAAATACCGGATCGCTGAGTTCTCAGACGAACTATGGAAAGAGGCCGATCGCCTGTTCTTCGGAGCTGACTTCGGTTTCGCTAAAGACCCCAACACGCTAGTTCGCTCGTTCATCCTGCACAACCGGCTCTACATCGAATACCAGGCATACGGGCAGCAGACAGAGCTCGACCACATGCCAGAGCTATACGACACAATCCCCGGATCGCGTGACTGGCCAATTAAGGCTGACGCGGCACGACCTGAGACGATAAGCTATCTCAAGCGGCAGGGCTTCAACATCTCAGCCGCCGAAAAATGGCAGGGAAGCGTTGAGGACGGGATCGCCCATCTTCGCGGCTTCGACGAAATCATTATCCACCCGCGTTGCAAGAACGTGGCGCGAGAGGCTCGCATGTGGTCGTACAAAACGGACCGCATCACCGGTGAGGTGTTGCCGAAACTGGCTGATGGCGATGAGCATACGTGGGACGCCATCCGCTATTCCCTTGATGGACATATCAAACGTAAACAGCAGGGTGTCGGCATGATGATTCCGAAACGCCTTCGATAATCAACGGACACGACATGAACGATAAATTACAGTTGGCGGTTAATCACGCGATTAACGACGCCAGGCTTGCTCGCGCCCGCATGGGGATGCTTAACCCTTCGATGGGGCTGGACGCCAAGCGTAATTCTGCGTGGTGCGAGTATGGCTTTCCTGAGCAGGTAACCTACGAAAACCTTTATGCTCTGTACCGTCGCGGTGGTATCGCTCACGGTGCCGTTGAGAAGCTGGTGGGCAAGTGCTGGCAGACTAACCCGGAAATCATTGAGGGTGACGATGCCGACGAGAGTGAAAACGAAACCGCCTGGGAGAAAAAGTCCAAACAGGTATTCACCAGCCGATTCTGGCGCTCGTTCGCAGACGCTGATCGCCGCCGTCTTGTCGGTCGTTATGCAGGCATCCTTCTGCACGTCAATGACTCCCTAGCCTGGGATCAGCCTGTAACGAAAGGCAAGATGCTCCAGAAGGTTACTGTCGCATGGGCAGGCTCTCTGACAGTTGGTGATTGGGACACCGGCCTGAACTCGAAGACTTACGGTCAGCCGAAAATGTGGCAGTACGCCGAACGGTTGCCGAATGGTTCAAGCCGACGCGTCAATATCCACCCGGATCGGGTATTCATCCTTGGCGATTACTCGGAAGATGCCATTGGCTTCCTGGAGCCAGCTTATAACGCCTTTGTGAGCCTGGAGAAGGTAGAGGGCGGGTCTGGTGAGTCATTCCTGAAGAACGCCGCTCGCCAGTTAGCACTTAGTTTCGACAAGGAAATCGACTTTGGCAGCATTGCATCTATGTACGGCGTTGAAGTAGATGAGTTGCAGGATAAATTTAATGACGCTGCACGCGAGATGAATCGCGGCAATGATGTGCTGCTTTCTCTCCAGGGGGCCAGCGTAACCTCCCTTGTTTCTCCGGTTTCTGATCCGTCTCCAACCTATAACGTAAACCTGCAAACAGCCGCCGCAGGAGTTGATATTCCTACGCGTATTCTGGTTGGTAACCAGCAGGCTGAGCGGTCCAGCACTGAAGACCAGAAATACTTTAATGCTCGCTGTCAGTCGCGCCGAGTAGACCTCGCTTTCGAGATAGAGGACTTCTGCGACAAGCTTATTGACTTGCAGATCGTCGATTCAGTCAGCCAGAAAGCAGTTATCTGGGATGACCTGAACGAACAGACCGGTACTGAGAAGCTCACCAACGCCAAGACTATGGGCGAGATTAACCAGACCATGCAGGGCAGCGGCGATGAACCAGCGTTCACCCGTGAAGAGATTCGGACGGCTGCGGGCTATGACAATGACAATGACGACGAAGAGCCTTTAGGAGAAGAGGATGGCGACGAAGAAGACGAAGCCACCAATTCTACCGCGTAACTATCAGGATCCGACCGGGGCCGATGCGCTGGAACGCCGAGCAATGAAAGACTTCGCCAGGCGCATGAATAAGATTGGCAAGGCGTACAAATCAGCACTCGACAAAATACCTTCCTCCCTCGCAGTAAACGCCAGATACGAATACCAGTTAAACCCAACGCTACTCTCTATCATCCTGAACGATGCCAGTTACCTGGTTGATCAGGTGCTGCTTGAAGGTGGCGATTACGACCTGTGGTTTTACGAGTACATCGATCTGGCTTCGGAGAAAGGGACCGGACAGTCGTTCTACAACCTCAGCCAGCAGTCGCCGGTGTACGCCGCTGGTCGTGAGTCGTTAGCGTCCATCCTCGCAAGCGACCCGTATCAGCAACGCATGGCGCTGGTGCATGCGCGTGTGTTTGAGGAAATGAAGGGGCTGACAGCTGACGTTAAGCGCGACATGGCGCGCGTACTGACTGATGGGGTGGGCCGTGGTCTCAATCCGCTGGACATTGCCCGCAACCTGACGGTCCAGACCGGCATCGAGAAGCGCCGCGCGAACAGAATAGCGCGTACAGAAGTGACCACCGCGCTGCGCAGGGCTAAGTGGGATGAAGACCAGGAGGCGAATGACCTTTACGGCCTTAAAACGCTTCTGGTTCACATCTCGGCTCTGTCACCGACAACCCGACATACCCACGCAGTGCGCCATGCCCACCTCTACACCAACGAAGAGGTGCGTGACTGGTACAGCAAGGATGGCAACTCCATCAACTGCAAATGCAGCCAGCAGTCGGTACTGGTGGATGCGGACGGGAACCCGGAATACCCGGACACCATCACGAAACTCAAACAGGAATATAAATCGATGCAGGCGCGCGGTTACGCCTGGGCGGAGAAATAACCTATGAAATTCCAGGTAAACCACGAAGCAAAGCGTCCAATCCCGGCACCGCAAAATGGTGAGCATATTCAGGTCAACATCACCACGAAGGTGAACAGCCAGTCTATCCGGCGCGAAACACATAACGGTCGTGAGCATCTGGTGCTGCCGAGCTATACGCTGCCGGCGAACGTCGTCATGAATGGCGGGCTGTACACAGAAGATGAAATCAACGCCCACTATCAGGGGCTGGAAGGCACGCTCGCGCCGCTGGGTCATCCACAGGTTAACGGTCAGTTCGTGTCGGCCTTCTCTCCTGAAGGTCTTAACGTCGGCTACGTAGGCGCGTGGAACCGTAACGTTAAGAAGTCCGGTAACCGTATCTACCTCGAAAAGTGGGTTGATGTTGCCCGTGCCAGTGAGTCTGAAGGTGGTCGAGAACTACTCGAGCGCGTCGCAGCTATCGAGCGTGGAGATGACGTGCCGCCTATTCATACCAGCGTGGCCGCTTTCCTCGACCAGCTTGAACCGAACGAACAGCAACGCGCTACCGGCGCCGACTGGGTAGCCAAGATCTACAGCATGGACCATGACGCGATCCTGCTGCACGAAGTCGGAGCGGCCACCCCTGAGCAAGGAGTAGGCCTGATGGTTAATGCCGATCTGGCTAAGCCGCTTAAGGCTAACTCTGGCGCACTGGTGGGTGAATCCTACCGTGAGCGCGAGCAGCGTCTCGATCGCGCAGCCAAAGCGAAGTTTGCGGCGGGGGCGGATGAATACGCATGGGTTGCTGATTTCACTGACTCGCAAGCTGTAATCATCCGTAACGGCGGAACCGCTGAGGTGTTTGGCTACAAATCTGAGGGCGGCGTTATCGCCTTCGACGACACCGGCACCGCAGTAGCGCGCCAGGAGTCGTGGGTGGCAGTCGTCGCTAACAAATTCAAAGCTCTATTCACACCGCAGGAACAGCCTGCACCAAACCACAAAACGGAGGGCGACATGCCTTTAACCAAAGAAGAACTGGAACAAATCGGCAGCATGATCGGCCAGGCTGTTGCGACCAATACTGAAGCGGCTATCAAGCCTCTCGCGGAAAAGGTTGATGCGCTACATGCCAACCAGAAGCAACTCGCTGACACCCTGACCGCCAATTCACGCGCTGAAGAGAAAGCCAAGCGTGATGCGGTTGCTAAGGTCCATGGCGACATCGTGGCCAACGCGCTTTCTGGCGATGCCCTGGACGCAATGTTCAAGTCGCTGGGCGAAGCTGCTCCGCTGGGCACCAACAATGCTCAACAGCACAAAGAAACCGGCGCACCTGCCGCAGACGAACACTTCAAGTAAGGAGCCGGAATAATGCCACGTTATCGTCGCGTTAATATCGACGGTCAGTCTCTGTACAAGACCGAAACCCGCACCACGGCCGCAGCGTTGCTTCCTGGTACTGCGGCAACCATCAACTCATCCGATAAATTCGCTCAGGCCACCGCGCTAACCGGCCGCCTGTACATCATCGATGTCGGTTATCACCAGGGATTAACCATCACCGAATCAATCCCTGCCGGGGATTCGGCAGTAGGTAACTACGTCGAAGAAGGTCGTGAGCTGGCGCTGCGCTGCCTGCCTGGTGCGTATAAAAAAGACAGCCCGATCAAGCTGGGCACTGCCGGTCAGTTTACCCTGGCAACCGATGACACTGATTCAGTGATCGGATACAGCCAGGATGAATACACCATCGCGGCCAGCACCACCGACTTCATCCGCGTGCGCATGCGCGTTGGCACTGCCGCCGCTGCTGGCGCGTAACAAAAGGACAAAAACATATGTACTTCTCAAAAGAGACGCTGGCGACTAACTCCCGCCTTGGCGGGCACTGGAGTGAGCTGTGGGCAAACCGTAACATGTGGAACCTACAGAACGATTCCATCATTGCGGCTAACCGCGCGATGATGACTGCTGACATGCTGGCCTGTAACGCAGTGGGCGGTTTCTCCCGTGACTTCTGGGCTGAGATTGACAACCAGGTGCTGCAACTGCGGGATCAGGAAGTTGGCATGGAAATCGTGAACGACCTGATCGGCGTTCAGACGGTGCTGCCGGTCGGTAAAACCGCCAAGCTGTATAACGTGGTTGGCGACATCGCCGATGACGTGTCAGTAAGCATCGATGGTCAGGCGCCGTTCTCCTTCGACCACACTGACTACGCGAGCGACGGCGACCCGATTCCGGTGTTCACTGCTGGTTACGGTGTTAACTGGCGTCATGCTGCTGGCCTGAACTCTGTGGGCATCGATCTGGTGCTGGACTCGCAGATGGCGAAGATGCGCAAGTTCAACCAGAAGCGCGTCAACTACTACCTCAACGGCGATTCAAAAATTCAGGTTCAGTCCTACCCGGCGCAGGGCATTAAGAACCACCGAAACACCAAGAAGATCAACCTCGGTTCCGGTGCTGGTGGCGCGAATATCGACCTGACTACTGCCGACATGACCGCGCTCTTTGCGTTCTTCGGTAAGGGCGCGTTCGGTACTACCGCCCGCACGAACAAAGTCGCCGCATACGATGTAATGTGGGTTTCCCCGGAAATCTGGGCAAACCTGGCGCAGCCGTACGTGGTGAATGGCGTTGTAAGCGGCACTGTATTGCAGGCGGTTCTGCCGTTCGCGCCGGTGAAAGAAATCCGCATGAGCTTCGCGCTGACCGGTAACGAGTTTATCGCCTACGTTCGCCGTCGTGATGTTATCTCTCCACTGGTGGGTATGGCTGTAGGCGTTGTTCCGCTGCCGCGCCCACTGCCTAACGTTAACTACAACTTCCAGATCATGTCTGCTGAAGGTCTGCAAATTACCGCAGACGATCAGGGCCTGTCCGGCGTTGTCTACGGCGCTAACCTGGCGTAAGGAAACAGCATGGCTAAATACGAAGTTGTGCGCCCATGGTTCGGCGTGAAGGTTGGCGACGTGGTGGAGTTGAAAGAGCTTCATCCGGCGTTGAAGTCTAACGTCCGGCTGATGAAAGGCGAGGCTGGTGGAGAGCTGAAACCCGCAACACCTGATGCCGGTACCGGTGAGAAATCTCGCAAAGAGGTTATCCAGGCTCGTCTGACTGAACTGGGAATCGAGTTTAAAGTAAATCTGGGCGCTGAAAAGCTCAGTGAGTTGTTGCCGGATGGTGAACTCGAAAAGCTTTTCCCTGCTGAATAACAGCCGCCGCTAAGGCGGTTTTTTTATGCCCCGCTCCGGCGGGGTAATAATGATTAATATCTGCGCTAATGGTAAAATAAGCGAGCCGGGGAATGCGTCAACATTGCCCCGGCCCTAACCAATTATTTACCTATAGCGGAGGTAAAATCATGGCGAAAATCATTCTATCCGAATTTCTTGTTTACGATCCAACATCTGATACTGGCTTGAGGTGGAAAACTAAGCGAGGAAAGATGAAGGCTGGATCTGTCGCTGGAAGCTATAGCTCTACTCGTGGAGACTATGTCGTTTGGCTTTTTGGGAAACGGTATGCTGCGCATCGCATAGTTTGGGAGCTGAATAATGGCTCAATTCCTGATGGTCATGATATTGATCATGCGGACGGTGATAGAAAGAACAACGAGATACGCAACCTTCGAATAGCTACTACATCGCAAAACCTCTGGAACATGAGAACCCCTTCCCATAATACCAGCGGAGTTAAGGGCTTGTGTTTCGTGAAGTCATCAGGGCTTTGGCTTGGGCAAATTGTCGCTAATGGTGTCAGCCATAAGAAAAAATCAAAGTCCAGACAAGTGGTTGAGGAATGGCTTTTAGAAACAAGAAATAAAGTCCATGGCGATTTTGCCAGACATGAATAAACAGAAACCCGCTCCGGCGGGTTTTCTTTTGAGAGTGGTTACCATGGTTACTATAGAAGAAGCCACTGAGTACTTATCGAGTGTCGGCATTGAGTTGCCAAATTTTGTTCTTCAGGCTCTCGTCGACCAGGCCAACAGTATTCAGGAGTGTCTTGATGCGCATTATCCTGCATCGACCGCGCTGCTGATTCAGCTCTATCTGCTGGCGCTTATGGGGCTCGGGCAGGGGGATAAATACATCTCCAGTCAGACGGCTCCAAGCGGAGCGTCGCGCTCATTCCGGTACCAGTCGTTCACCGACCGCTGGAAAGCATCAGTGAACCTGCTACGCGGGCTGGATAAATACGGTTGTGCAACCTCCCTTATTCCTGCCGACCCTACCGCCACCCCGGCATTCGCTGGTATCTGGATCGGTAAGGGCGGCTGCATGTGCGGGGATAAGTGATGACGTACAAATCAGTGAAGCACGGTCTACCGCGCTCGTTCACCCGCGTATGGGTGATGACCGACACCGGGCGGGAGACTACCGGCTACGTGAAATCGGACGGCGAGTGGCATATCAACTGTGAGCGCATCCGGGCGACCGGCGCGAAGGTTTTGAGGTGGAAAGAATGAAGCGAGGCGGGTTACTGAAAAACAGACAACTTTATCGCGTTGGCGAAGTAGTCATGGACTCTTGCATCCCACCGAATTCCATTAAGCGCAGTGAGCAACTTAAAGGCCAGGGCGGAAACGTAACGGTTGTGCTGCGCTGGAAGGAGGGCTGATGTCGTCTACAGCTTCGTGGTCCTACAACAAGCCATGCACGATATGGCGCAGGGGTGCAGGCGGTAATGACGAGTGGGGCGATCCTGTCGCCCCATACGAACCGCCTGAAACCATCATGTGCGACTACATCGGCGGCCTGTCAGCAAAGCTCGGGTCAATCGGTAAAGAGGTTGTCGTTAAGAACACCTTCTTTACTGCGTATGCGTTGGCTGATGAGGGCGATTACATCCTGATTGGCGTTAGCGCTGAGCCTGATCCGGTCGTGGCAGGTGCCGATGAGGTTCGTCACGTGACGCGCTGGAACGATACTCTCGACGGCTTGGAAGATGACTGGGCGATAATTACGGGAGTTTAGCCATGGGCATCAAAGTAAAGGGCATCAGCCAGGCGAAGAAAAACCTTAATGCTCTGGTAGGTGATATTCAGGGGAGAAAGGTCGTCAGAGCCATGCAATCAGCTTTGATTATCGGCGGATCTCAGGCGGCGCTCTATACCCCGATCGATACATCAACCCTCATCAATAGCCAGTTCCGCGAGATCACTGTAAATGGCAATCGCGTGACGGGCCGGGTGGGTTATTCAGCTAACTATGCTGCATACGTCCATGACCCAAGCGTACCTCAGAACTTCCGCCGAGCGACGGCCAGGAAGGAGTTTTTAACCAAAGGGTTTGAAGACACGCAGCGACAGATTGATGCTGTAATCGCCAAGGAAATGTCTCTATGAATCCTCCTATGTATCAGCGAGTCAGGAACATGTTTGGCGAAGCCGGGCTTACTAACGGTTTCCTGGTTCAGCTTCTTAATTTCAATGACCCGAAGGACCTTTCGAAAGCGATTATGGTGTTCAGACCAAATGGCGGAACCCCCATCAGAAATGACCTCGGGAACGATAACTATGTCCTGGTCGATGTGATTGGTGCAAAGGATAAAAACCAGGCGGCGGCAACGGCGGCTCAGTCAATCCTTGATTACGTCCAGGCCAACCCCATGACTGACGAGTGTGTCGGCTACATCCAGAACATGGGCGCAATTCCCGCGCCGGTGCTCACAGAAGAAGGGCGAATAGTCTTCCGACTCCAGTTCGCCTGCACTTACGGCGAATAGCCATCCCAACCAAATAACCCGCTCCGGCGGGTTTTCTTTTATACGTCAAAGAGGAGTTTCACATGGCTAATTGCCAGAACTCGAACGAGCGCCTGTTCGGCGGTGCGGTCGTGCTGGAAGTCGCCGATGGCTGCCCGGACGTCAAGCCACTCGAAGGTGAGTGGATGGCGCTGGCCGCTGGTACGTCGAAGGGCTTCGACTTCAACCCGAACTCAGTTACCTCTGATGCGGATGACGGCGGCGGCTATGTCGAGACCATCATCACCAACAGTGATTTCACCCTGAGTTTTGAAGGTGAAGTCCGCAAGAAGGACAAGCTGGATCAATACGGTGTCGGCAAATTCATCAAGTATTTCGCTGACGAGCTGAAGGCCAAGCGCCAGCCCGGCATCTGGGTACGTATGGATTACGGTCCTGTCGAATTCGTCGGCTACATGAACATCACGGCGCTGAGCTCTGACGGCGGTACCAACGACATCGTCACTTTCTCCACCGAGTTCAAAGTAGGCGATGCAACCACCATCGAAGTGAACGAACTGACTGCTGTAGCGGTGACTGGCGTAACGGTAACTCCGGCAACCAGCACCGGCACGGCGGGCGGTACCAGCACCTTCACGGTGAATATCGCACCAACTGGCGCAACCAACAAAGACTTTACTGTAGCGACTACCGACGCGACCAAAGCAACGGCTAACGCCTCTGGCAACACCGTTACCGTGACGCGTGTCGCCACCGGAAGTGCGCAGATCATCATCAACACCGAAGACGGAAACTTTGTGGCCGTGCATACGGTTACCGTTACCTAACGGACATTCCAAAGGGCGGCGTGCTGCCCTTGATAATGACCGTTTACTGGAATGACTATGACCGTTTTAACCGATATCGGCGAAATCTCCGTCAGCGACAGTCGCGAAGGCGGAAAAGATTACCTGCTCCGACCTTCATTTGAGGCCATGACGAGGATCGGCACTCCGGAAGAGATTGTGCAGGCGTACGCCATCATCCACGGCATTGAGGTTTCTCAGCTCACTGAAGCGTGCTCGAGCACTTTTGGACGATTTCCTGAATGGCTATCCCCCTCTTTCAACCGTGCCGCTGAGAAGCTTTTATCCACGTGCATGCAGGTGTTACAGGCGTGCTGCGATGAAGACTTGACGTCCATGATCGGCGAATGGAAAGGGTGGCGACATTGCGTTGTATACCGACCTGGAAAGATGCCGAAGAACGACATCATCGTGCTGGCTCAGCACCTCATGCAGCACGGTATCGTTGGCAAAGCAAAGGTTCGCCAGTTGCAGCGCCACGAAACAGGCGAGCGAACCACTGAATTTAAAGCCTTCGACTACATCAGCGCGGCGCGTAGCCACTTTGGCATGAGTCGTGATGAGGCGTCAAAGCTAACTATGACCGAATTTCAGATGCTGCTAGCGGCGAAATACCCTGAGCAGAAAGGGTTCACTCGCGAAGAGTACGACAGCATCGCCGACGAATATCTGGCTAAACAGGCGGTTCGACGCGAGAATGCGAAAAAGAAGTAACCGACCTTCTATACAACGATACCCTGAGAACAATAAATCATCCTTTTCCGTTGCAACTGTGATGTTCCGGGGTAGGATGTTTCAACTGTTACTAATGGGGAATATGGATATGAAGAAGTCAACTTTAGCATTGCTTGCAGTGGTTTCTTTTGGCGTCGTCGCGGCGGAAGAAATGAGAATTCCAACCGATACCAAAGCCACTTATACAGTCCTCGATAAAGACATTAATGGAAGTATGGCGACCATAGTCACAAAAAGAGTGGGACCTTCCGGGACCATTTTTACAAAGCGCCTTTATGATTGCTCATCGTGGACCGTGAAATATTTAGGTGAGGGTGAGTCTCTTGAGCAGATGAAGTCATCAAAATCTGATTCAAGAATGGCGAATATAGTTGAAGGCTCAATAGCAGATTACATAGGCCGAAAGGCCTGTCAGTGAGAATGACCCGCTCCGGCGGGTTTTTTTATGCCCGGAGAAAAGCATGGCCAACAGCGAACAGGTTGGGAATATTGTTTATCAAGTCCAGATGGACGTAGCAGAGCTTATTGAGGCACAGCGTAAAGTAAACGATCGGCTTGATAAAATGGGCTCCAATTTCGACCGAGCATCCGGGTCGGTTAGCCGCTTTGAGGGGGCGCTTAATAAAGTAGGAGTGGCTATTGCAGCAGCTTTCACCATCGAGACGGCCAAAAGGCTGATTGCGATTGGTGATGAGATGGCTACTTTGCAGGCCAGGATCACCAGGCTTAGCCCAAGTATTGATACAGCGAAAGAGACTATGTCAGCTCTTTCAGCTATTGCATCACAAACAGGTAACAGCCTTTCTGAAACAGAGCGTTTGTGGGAATCACTGACCACAGCATTAAAAAGCGCTGGTGCAACAAACTCTCAGATCCTTGCGCTTACTTCGACGCTTCAAAAGATAGGCACCATAGGCGGTTCATCCTCTGAGGAAATGGCTAGCGCACTTCGCCAGTTCGGGCAGTCAATCGCCGGCGGCACTCTCCGGGCTGAGGAGTTCAACACCATCCTTGAGCAAATGCCAGAGCTTGCTCGCCAGATTGCGTCTGGACTTGGAATATCGATTGGTGATCTCCGCAAGAGAATGCTGGAGGGCAAGTTAACGGCTGAAGATGCCCTTAACGCTATTCAAAAACAATCCAAGTCTGTTAACGAAGAGTTCGACAAGATGCCTGTCAATATCGACAGGGCGAAAAATAGTCTGGACGTAGCATTTAAAAACGCCATTAACGACATCAATCAGGCGATTGGCTTAACCTCGACCCTGGCGGGGTTAATGCAAAGTGTTGCTGATAATCTTAATTACTACAATAAAAATGTCGGTGATTCTTCCAGAATGCCGAAGCTTATCAAGCTACAGCAAGAATTAAACTCCGAGCTTAAAGATGGTCAGCGCTGGTATGAGACAGACTCCGTATTCCAGACTCGTCGTGCGCAGGCCGCCGTTCAGTTAAAGCAGGTCGAAGGTGAAATTGCTCACATCAGAGCTAAAGCAGCAAGTGATGCCAAGAACAACCAAGGATTCAAGACACCAACTAGCGGAGACGATGCAGCAACATCAAAGCTGGTAAAAAACTCTGAGCGCAGGCTCGCTCTAGCCAAACTGGAAGGAGAGGCAAGAGCAAGGCTTCAAGCTCAGTATGATGCTGCCGACGCTGGGGTTACGGATCCGAAACGCATCAAGACCCTTCAGGATGAATATGCGGAGACGTACCGAGTAACCGAGGCAAGAAAGGAAAGCAATAAAACTGGCAAGAAAACTGAGGCGCAGTCCGAATCAATTGCAAATAAGCTTGAAAATTTGCGTCAGCAGTCAGAATTGGCAGCTGATTCAACGGAGGAGCTAAGCAGAGAACAGGCCATATTACGCGCTCAGCAGTCACTGGGTAATTCTGCAACCCAGGAGCAAATCAAAAAGGCCGGTGAATATGCAGCAAAAGCATGGGATGCATCAGCGGCAGCCAAAGGGGTTACTGAAGCACTTAAGGCAATGCCTTTACAGGCGGAGAATAAATCCTACGCCGAATCCATGCAAAATCTGAAGGCCGCACTGAACGCTGGGAAAATAGATCTCAAGGAGTATAACGCTGCCACGGAGAAAATGGCGCTCGAGCACCAGAATAACCTCGCCAAGATTAACGCCCAGGCCACAGTCAATCCGGTAGCTTCTGCCCGAGCCGAAGTTGACCCGGTACAGCAACTGGTGAACGAAAATAACCAGAAGTTAGCCCTGATGCAGCAATATCAGCAGCAGGAACAGGCGATACTCCAGCAAAGTTACCAAAAAGGGAAAATAAATTACGATCAGTTCGTTGCTGCAAAAGCAGCTACCGATGCCCAGTACCTTGCCTTAAAGACTGCGCAGGAAAACCAGTTCAATGAGCAGATGACAGCCGCTCAGTGGCAATTGCTCAGCCAGCAAGGTCTTGGTTATGAAATGCTGACAAGCGCGGTGGATGCGTTTTCAGGTAATGCATCCAATGCGTTAACCGGGCTGATCACCGGAACGATGTCAGCGCAGGATGCTATGCGCTCACTCGGTAACACGATGCTAAATAGCGTGGTAAATGCGCTAGTCCAGGTTGGAGTTGAGGCTCTCAAAAACTTCATTATCGGTCAGACATTGGGCGCAGCAGCTACTGCTGCTGGAGCATCTCAGGCGGCGATTCTCGCTTCGGCCTGGGCTCCAGCAGCTGCCCTTGCGAGTCTGGCATCATTCGGTGCGAACTCTGTTCCCGCAATGGCCGGGATAGCTTCAACCGTAGGGTTGTCGAAGACGCTGGCGGTTGCTGGCGCAAGGAAGAACGGTGGACCTGTATCTGCTGGCAGCATGTATCAGGTCGGCGAAGGTGGCATGCCGGAGATTTACCGGGCCAGCACCGGAAAGCAGTACATGATCCCTGGCGATAACGGTAGAGTGATCAGCAACAAAGACATGCAGGGTGGAAACGGCATAATAATAAATAATATTGTGCAGAATTACACTTCAGCAACCGTTGACTCTCAGGGCGCGGTTAATTCTGACGGTACAGTCACCATCGAAACGATTGTGGCGGATTTGAATAATGGCGGGCCTATTAGCCAGGCAATTACCAGTAATCATAACGTCAAACGAACCCCAAGGGGACAGAGTTAATGAGCGATAATAAAGGCGTTCCAGAAGTAATCCCGGTAGCAACACTTGAGAAAGGCCAGACCCTTAACTTTAGCATTAACAGGGCTGTAGAATTTGAAATGAAGACAGCGGGAGGCACCACTATTAAAGGTATTATTCCTGCGAACGAATATCTGGTTGTCACAAACGGAGGTGATATCGAGCAGTTCAATATCAACGTTTATGACTCCCAGAAAGGGCCTCACGAATTAGACTAACACCCGCTTCGGCGGGTTTTTTATTGCCTGGAGTTCAGATGCCGATTATCGACTACCCCGGTTGGCTGCCGCTGGCGCAGAAGGCCAGCAAGAATATGACGCTGGATACCGGGTTCCTGACTGACCAGCCAGCGGTCGGCCCGACGATTTTCCAGAACCAGACCGATGACCTGAAAGTGACCTGGTCACTGACGTGGATCTTCACTCTGGCGCAGGAGCGCGCTTTCCAGCAGTGGCTGCGCAGCCCGAACTATCTCAACCGGGGCCTGAACTGGTTCCGGATGAATATCAATCTGGGCGGCAGTGGCCTGCAATTGCAGGAGCTTCACTTCACGCAGATGCCGGTGCAAACCAGTATCGACGGCGGGGTGGTGACCTGGACAGGAACCGTAATTGCCAACCATCTGTATAACGCCGACGATGAGTTCGACGACATCATTGTTGAGCTTCCGCCGCCTTGGGATTCGTGGCTGGATATCGTGGTTACGGGTTATCCGGACGGGCGTGATCCGGAAAGTCTCCCGAGGATCCCCTGATGCCATCTTTTCGTCAATATAAGCAGCAGCGCCCGACGCGCGGTCTGTACGACACCATCACGTTCTACCATCCATCCTTTGGCTATGTGCGCCTGGTAGACAAGCAGTTCTTCCCGAAGACGCTTGGCGGCCAGACGTACACACCCGCCCGTTTTGAAATCGAAGAGAGCCAGCAGAGCGGTACTCCGGTTATCGACGCGACGGTGAAGCTTGGGCGGCTGTCGTCGGATATCAAAGCGTTGATGAAGCAGTGGAAGGGTGCAGCCCGTCTGACGGCCATCACGGCCACCAGGCAGATCTTCGACAGCGGCGATGTGTCGGTGCCGATTAAGTCGTGGCAGCTTTACGTCAAGACGGTGGATATCGATGCTGATGCCGCATCGGTCACTCTGTCCGTCACAAATCCGCTCAATAATAATATTGGGAAATTATACGACCCCCGCGAATATACTGGGCTTCAATATTTATGAAGTGGTATAATTATTAGGCGCGCTACTCCTCTTGCTCGTATTAAATATATTTGTATCTTCTGGTTGAGGTCTCTATATGAATTGGCATGAACTTTTCAGATATGATGATGGAAAGATATATTGGAATATAAGAAGGAGTGGGGTCAGATACGGAAGGTCACCAAACAAGACTACTACACAAGGATATCTCTCTGTAATCGTTGATGGAAAGCAATTGCTTGTTCATAGGATTATTTATGAGATGCACCATGGTGAAATACCTAACGGTCATGAAATTGATCATATTGATGGTGATAAAAAAAATAACAACATAGATAACCTCAGGGCGGTTAGCAGAGCTGTCAACTCAAGGAATAAAAGAAAACTAACTGGTAATACATCAGGTGTTACTGGCGTGGATTTCTTGAAGAGAAGGAATGAGTGGCGCGCAAGATTGGCAAATGCTCATCTTGGTTGGTTTCCTGACTTCCCTTCAGCTTGTGAGGCGAGAATTATTGCTGAAGTGAGAAGCGGCGATGTAACTGGTAGGCACGGCACATGACTACCTCTAATTTTATCAGCAGGATGATCGGCGTGCCGTGGGCTAACCGGGCCTGTTCGTTCGAAAAGGTGGATTGCTGGGGGCTGGTTGTGCTGTATTACCGACATGTGCTCGACATTGAGCTGCACCAGACGCCGGGTTACGAAGCCGGGGAGGATTTCTTCACCTGCTATCAGGGAGACGTCGTTTTCTGGCGCAAGGTCGATAAACCGGTCGACGGGGGGATATTTGTCGGGTACCGCGGCGCGCAACCGGCGCACGTTGGCCTGGTACTGAACCGGCAGGCGCTGCACTCGCGTGGAGAGAACGGAAGCGTGCGCATGGACTCGTTGCTGGTCATTCAGCGGGCATTCACCAAAGTGGAGTTTTTCGAATATGGCGCTGGTTGAGATATCGAATTTTCCAGGAACGCCTAAGCTGCGTTGCAGGGTGCCAAACGGCACCCTTTTTTATGACTGGCTGGCGGCCAATGACGCTAACTTTCACCGTGACCTGCTGATTGTCCGCAATGGCGTAAAGCTGGGTGACGATGATGAGCTGGCGTTTGAGCTGAGCGAGCTGGACCACATCCAGATATTCGACCAGCCAAAGGGCATTGTCGGCGACATCCTGAGCCCGATCTTTAAAGTGGTTGGTCAGGTATTTTCTTTCCTGGCGCCGAAGCCCGCTATAGCAAACAACGGCGGTAATACCGTCGACTCGCCCAACAATAGCCTGACCGGTCAGACAAATATCGCGCGAGTTTACAAGGCCAAGCCGGACATCTACGGTCAGATCCGTTCGTACCCGGATCTGATTCAGGAGTCGGTATTTGAATACGTACACCAGACATCTACAGACGGCGGCCTGAAGTACGTTACGGAATGGATGTGCATCGGGATTGGTAAGTACGATTATGAGTCCGTGCGCTACTCTGAATCGAGCCTGGGCTCTCTGGCTGGTGCTGAATTCCAGTTCTATCAGCCGGGCGAAGTTATCCCGCAGATCGTTGAGGGGTACGGGTTTGATGATGTCGACGGGCAGGAGGTTCCCGGGCAGAACGAGGCCAGTGATTTTCCGGTAGAGAGCGCTACTGCAACAACCGTGGTCAGCGGTACGTACTCCGGCGGCCAGATAGCGATGAAAATCGTGAAGCAGGCCGAGTTCGATTACTTCATGGGGCTGGTGCTGCCGCACGCTGTAACCTTCACCATCAACGTGACGTACAGCACTGCTTCCGGCAACGTTACTACCGATGCGACATTCTCCGGAACGCTGATCTCCGCCGTTGAAACAAATGACGGCGCGGTTGTTAACCCGGTGCGCTGGTACACGTTTACAATGAACCAGCTGGAGGGGCCGCAGGACATCCCGGCGAATGCCACGATCAACACCACGAAATTCGTCCTCAACGATAACGAGGCGCTTGTGGTTGGGCCGTTCTTTTCCCCGGTCGAGTCAACGCAACTGTGGCTGCATACCCAGTCCAGCCTCGGCGGGAAGAAAGAGACAAACTGGAAGGTTGTCATCTGGAAAATTGACGATGACTACAACCAGGTGCCAGGAACGCAGCAGACATTCACGTATCGGCAGACGACGCCTCACCAGTCGACGAGTGAAGTCTTCTACCGCACAGACAAAATCACGCCGACCGGCGGCTTCGGGAAATACGCCGTCAGCTTCCAGCGCACCGATAACTCCAGCGACGCGTCCCTGCTGAAGGTCGAAGAGATTCACAGCATTAACATCCGGACAAATGTCGTTCACCCGACAGACACGCTGGTGCGCGTAAAAGTAAGGGCGACAGAGAACGCGCTGGGCAGTCGTGAGCGCAAATATAACGCGCTGGTGACCCGCCACACTATCACGTACAACCTGGACACACAGACGGTGGATTACACGCTGCGTCCGTCGCGCTCGTTCGCTGATGCGGTGGCGCATACCTGGCTCATTATGGGCGAGCAGCCGGTAAGCAGCATTGACCTGTACGGACTGTACTCGATTGCCGAAAGCCTACCTGATGAGCGCCTGGGTTACTTCGACTACACGTTTGACGATGAGAATGACTCTCTCGGTGACCGCGTGCAGGCGATCTGCAATGCGGCTTCAGTGGTGGCGTACTGGGATGACGGCGTGCTGACGTTCACCCGGGATCAGAAAGTTGATTACCCGGCGGCAGTATTCAACCGGGCCAACATGAAGACGGACGAGTACAAAATGACGTACGAAGCGACGCTGCCAGGAGGTTATGACGGCGTGCAGGTGTCCTATGTCCATCCGACAACAAATAACAAAACATACATCAACTACCGCGTCCTGAATGGCGCCATCGTCGAACAAGAAGCGGAAAACCCGAACAAGCTGGAGATAGTCGGCTTCCGTAACGAGTATCAAGCTCGAGAGAGAGCACTGCGGGAAACCAAGCGCCTCATTTACTCCCGGGTGAAGATGAACGCCAAAGTGTTCGAAGACGGCATTATCCAGGTTGGAAGCGTCATTCAGATGCCTGACATCTACGACAGTAACCAGCAACAGGGATATATCACCGGTCGTGCCGGGAATAACTTCGATACCAGCGAGCCGATCACGTTTACTGGTTCGATGTATGTGCTGGTGACCGACAGTCTGGGTAATCCCACGTTGCGCTATCCGGCGACAGCCCGCAGCGACACGAAATACGGATTCACCGCGGCAATACCCAACATTCAGCTCAACATATGGAACGGAGAAACTGTGCAGCTCCCGTCACGCTATCTCATTGCGACAGTGGAGGAACTGGACAGTCAGCTATGGACAGTCAACAGCATCAAGCCGAACACCGATAACACGGTATCTCTTACAGTCGCGGAATACAGCGACGCCATCTATCAATAAGAACCGTCCCGACCAACCAGACCCGGCCACCGCGCCGGGCTTTTTTATGGAATAAATATGGCCACGCAACCAACCAATCTGCCAGTACCAAGCGAATCTCCGTTCGATTTCAAATTTAACGCAGGGAAAATTGACGAGTTCGTCACTTCGATGGGATGGACCTACACTGATCGCTTTGATCAGAAGCACTACACCATCGAGGGCATCAATTACCTCGCGCAGCAGGCCATGAGCGCCTTCGGTTACGTTATCCTTACCGGGAAGACCTTCACCACCGGCGCGACAATCAACAACCCGAATGAGGTGCTGCTGAACACCGCCGACGGTGAGTATTACAAATGGACTGGTTCCTTTGCCTCCGGCCCGAAAGTGGTTCCAGCTAACTCAACCCCAGCCAGCACTGGTGGTATTGCGCCTGGGGCGTGGATTGGGGTAGGGGATTCTTCTCTGCGTGCTGCGCTGGCGGCTACAGGCGGGGCTGGGTTGGTTGGATTGTCGGTAGGATCTGTCTATCCTGCTGGTACAGTCGGTTCTGCCATTCAATACCGCACTCCTCAGATGTATGGTATTGAACCAAGCACCACAAACATCATTGGCTCCGGTCTGGATGCTATGTTTGCCGCGGGCGGGGATATTCGTTTCGAGAAGCCGGGTACATATATCACTGATAGAACATGGGTGCTTAGAAGCGGAACCCGCTTGTGGATTGGTCCTGGAGTAACGATAAAACTTGCTAACGGCTCAAATGTACCTGTTTTCAAGAACTATTCATACGCAAATAGCTCAGCCGTAGATGCGTATATCGAGATCTGGGGTTCAGGAACAATCGATTATAATGGGGCCAATCAGACTGTTGTCGGCCTTGGATCGATGGCGTCAATCCTTAAAGGAATAACCAGCCTAAAAATTGGTGGTGGTATAAAGGTTATTGGCGCTAACAAATATGCATGGCTGGTCTGTAATGTCACATACTTAACTGCTGTTGGATTGAATTTCGACACCAATAGTGATGGACTGCACTGCCAGCCACCAATCCGCCATGCCTACATTCGGAACCTTAAGGGTAAAACTGGCGATGATATGCTGGCTTTTACTATTGGTGACTATGCAAATTACAATATAAGTGAGCCTGGTGATTTTTCTGATGTAGACGCTGAAGGGTTATTTTGTAATTACGCTCATTGCGCAGTAAAGATTACAGGAGATGGAACTGGTAACTTTGTTCGCTTCCGCATCTCAGGAATTTATGGAGATACTGAACAGTGTGTTGTTCGAGTTTGGGGCGATGCAAACTTAACAAAGACGGTTGTTAAAAACCTGACCATCGAAAACATCTTTGCTAAGCCAGGTAGCACTGGGTCAGAATTCGCAGCAATTGAGATTAATGACAGGGGGTTTGGTACCTCTGGGTATAGCATTGAAGTTGATACGTTATTGATCAGAAACTTACGCTCACAAAACGATGCACAGCAATCCGTCTATTTCGCTGGCACCTTCGGCTCGGTAATACACGATTTAGTTATAGACGGCTTACCGCGCTCTGCGTTCGCCATATTTGGCGTAAATAACGCGTCAACATTAGCCGTAGATAACCTGACAATCAAGAATGGTAATATAATTTTCCAGGATAATGCCAACTCTGCCGTTGTTGTGAATCGTGGCACAATAACAAATATGAACATTGAAAATGTTGCATGTAATTTTGTAAGTACAAACAATGGTCAAATAGCTCGGTTAATAGCAGGTTGCACCGTAACACGCGCAAACTGGGTTAATGTGTATCAGCTACGCGGCCAGCGTGGGTGGAACCATATCACATCTGCTATGACTGGCGGCACTGAGCTAAACTTGACAAATTACACTTGTGACGGCGAAGGCCGTATCGCACAGGTTACTGGTTCAACTCTATCGGTGAGAATGTCTAACTGTCGCCGTATTAACGATACTGGCGCTCAGACCGCATTCTTTGCAAGTGGTGGAGCAATTACGTTGTCTGGTAGTCTGGAAACCGGGTTTAACACTATCGGCACAAACTCTGGCGGTGTTATCAAAACAACGCCAGGCGTTCACAATATCCCATGTAACGTTGATCTTCTCACATCCGTAGATGGTGCGAGCGTACATAACCTGAATACCTCTCTTTCCTGTGGGGCTGGAAGGGTGTTGGTGCAAACCAAGGTATGGAAAAACCTTTTCTCGGGGGCTACATATACCAGCAGCATTTAAATATACCCCCCCCTTCAGATTATGTGGGGGGGGGCTTTCAAAAACTATTTACACTCTTTCTTCGTGAAATCAAATACAACAGTTGAGCTTTTTTTATCAATTAAAATGTTATAGTTATTAGAGTTTCTGACATTTTCAAATGTACATAAACTCGATTTAAGCGACATGTGATAATCAAAGCTTTGAAATTTTTTACCCAAATCGAAATGCATCATTTGGGTATGGCCCCACACCCATTGATTATTTATTGTCGGCTGTATAAGTTTTGAAATTATTGGATATTTTTTTGCTGCCATCCTAACTTCTGGTGACAACGACACTCCACCTTTGAAAGCAATAAATTCATAACTGCTCAAGCCAAGGCTGTTTAAGTCAGACATCATTAATTGAATTATCGCATTCTCATACTTTTCTTGATTGTTAAGTGAGTTCGCGTAAGCATAGGCAACCCCTAAAGAGTATAGGGCGTAGACTGTAAATAAAATACCGCATAATGATTTATAAAGCTTTGTGCGAGAGAAGGCCCAGGTGGAAAGAACCGCAAAGAAGAAGCACGCAGTTCCAAATGCCATTAGAACCCTGGGAGATAGTACTGGGTCCCTCAGGAGCATCATGGGTCCTGTTATCATGCACAAAACTGCAAATGGAGAAAATACAATGACTAAAAGCTTCATTATTTTCTCAGGCTTAGAGTAACTGCATTTAACAAGCGAGATCTTAATTAACGCAATTAAAGATAATGTTAACACCACTACACAAAATATTATAAATGGCGTGGTAACAACAAGACTTATCAATTTTCCAAATTCGGTAATATTGCGTGATAGAACCGTTAAGGCATCATTTATTCCTGAAGTTGCAAGTTCACTATGCCTTAAATTATAACTACCAACTAAAAAATATGGTGAAATGAAAGTTGAATATATAATATAACTAATACCTAATCCGCCAATGGATGCTACTATTGATAACAATCCATTGCGAGTTTCACCTAATCTGAATATATTTAATACGTATAAAATAGCGAATATTATATATATGTTAATTGATGCCTGATAGATGCACAAAATTAAAATTACAGAAGTGAAGCAATATAGAAATTGTTTTTTTAATTCTACCGATTTGAATGCAAAAGGAATTATTGCACACAATACGGATATCGACATTGGGAAAGCATCGTATTTATATGATATATTCTCCAACAAGAATGGGCTTGAAATTGCAACCATTGAAATGATGGCAGCAACGTACCCATCAAATTCAGTGAGAAATGCTTTTGCAGAAAAGTAAACGCTCAGCGATAAGATGCCCAAGGCAAGCAATTGCGGTAGTGGAGATATGTCTGGCAACTGAGGCCCAAAGCTCAAAGATAGGAATAAAAGATCAGCAAGAGGCCTGCCGTTATCAGACCACTTTGAATATCCGTAAATAGAACGACCTAAATCATCAACGTAATAGTGACTTGATAAGATAATTGGTAAGAAGAATATCAATGACATAAGCAATATCATTGAAAAAAGCTTTTTGTCTAAATTGAAACGAAGCATTTTAACACCTTAAGACTTGTTTGTTGGTTCATAATTTTTGATGATGTATCGCGGTCTTCCCTTAACTTCAACATAAATCCTTCCGATATACTCCCCAAGAACACCTATGCCTATCAACTGAACCCCACCAAGGAAAAGTATTGAAACAAGCATTGATGGATAGCCGCGAACCGGGTTGCCGAACGCTAACGTGTCGACGATCATCCATGCGCCATAGATGAAGGCCAGGCCAGCAACGAACAAGCCGATATACGTCCACATGCGCAGTGGGAAAGTTG